AAGTTTTTGATACGTTTACAATTGATGAACTGCTTAACACATTGTTACTTGGTATTCCTGTATTTTTCCCTTCAATTCCGTAACCATAACCACGAATTGCTAAGTCTGTACTGACAAACTCAGGAGATTGCGCTACACCTCCAATGTAATAGATTACTTGCGTCTTAACCCAAACAGATGAACTGCCATCAATTACGCTTGTAGTAGTGTTTTTAGTTAAGGCAATAGTTAACACATCATTAATGTAATTAGATATATTTACCTCGCTATTACCTAAACGGCTTAGTGGATTCTTATTTTCTATCTTGTATAATGGTGTAGAAGGGACGCTTGCTTTTAATCCTGTCCAAGAATATAATTCAAGAATATATTTGTCTGGCGTAGTTCCGCTACTAGGACTTAGCCAAGGAATTGTTAAATAGTATGGTGAGTTTGTTAATATCATATTAATACATCGCTTAGTAATTTGTCAACCTCTAGTCCGTATGCTTTTATCACATCGTTACTTAATCTTTCAAACGCTTTGTTAAATGGTTTTGTAAAAAACAAAGTTTCTTTTATTCCTTTTTGGTAAATACTACGAGAAATTAAAAAGGCTGTATTTTTATAACTCATAAACTTACCATTCTTTTTATCTCTAAACTGAAATCTTCTAGCCGTTACCCATTTTAAAATACCATCTGTTAAACCTCCTTTTTTACCTGTCCCGCTTCCAAACTTATATGGACTGTTAGGACTTTTTAAACTACTAGATTTACCCTTGACACCTCTGTCTTGAAACTTTCCGTAATCCTTCATGTAAAAGGATAACTCAAAACTATTCTTACTTACCTTAGATTCAAACCTAATTGAGTTATACAACTCGCTTGTAACGTTCTTATCTTTTTTAGTAAGTGCTGTCTTAGCCTCTTTTACTACAACCTTACCGAACCTTTTTAGTTCCGCATCTACTGACACAAATTCATTTTTTTGTTTGGCATCTGAACTGTAAATGGTAACACGTAACCTACTGCATTATCCTTATCATTTAACCATTGTTGCAACGTAACATTGTCATCTGTGGTTATTCCTTTACGTTCAAAGTCTTGGTTTAACTTAGTCCAAAACCTATTTAGCACAGCTAATGTTTCGTTAAGTACATCCACCTCGTTATCATTTTTAAAGAATTTATCTTCGTTTACTTCTTTATTAATATCCACAACATCACAACATAAAACCTCTACGTTAAATCCAACTGTTTGCCCGTTTGTAAACAAAGGTTCGTTTATTACAATATGACAAAGCATATAAATATCCATTTTGTTTAAAGAAACCATGTCAAGTTCTCCCTGAGTAACTGTGTTAACTAAAGGGTCGCTTTCTAGTATTCCTTTTAAATAGTATAATAGCTCAGAATAATGATTCATTACTTTTGATTTTGTATTTTATGTTTTAATTTTAAAGTATCGTTTCTAATACTTAATAAAACATGCAACTTGTGTATATTTGTACTTAATAATTTATCAACTCTATCTAAATCTCCTTCTCCTAAATCGTAAACAGTAGCGTAAAACCCCCACTTATTAAAGTAGTTTAAAGCTGTATTTCCTTCATTCGTTCCTCCGCTGTACACCTCTGGATATGAGCCCCTGAATCGTTCGATAAACTCAAAAAAAAACCATTGAAACCCTTTACGATTGCCATAGGTAGTTCTTTCATTTGCTCGGACAATTCACTTGTACCTGTGTATTTTACTATGCTATAATTTTTATAGAAGTCTTTGTGTTTAATAGGTCTGTATGCAACTGCCATAAACCTATGCAAGTCCTCTACATTGTCAGCATATTTAATTATATCAGCATACTCATCTCCACTCATTCGGTCAAAGTTAGGTATCATTCCCAAACTTAAAGAGCCAAGATTAACACGATGGTTAAATTTGCCATCACTAATCAAAGCCTTAGCAATACTTTCTAATATGTTATCCCTATCTTTCTGAGAAATATCCCCAACGTTTTCAATACCAGTAAATAGTTTTAATATCTCATTATCTAAAGCAATGCCTTCTAAATCTGATTCATTTAGTTTATGCATTCTTTGATACTGACCTATTGTAATATCGTTTAAACTTGTTGGTATATTTATTTTTAACTTCATTAATTATATAACTAATAAAGTGTAAAATTGTTACTAATTAACGTAGTAAATAGAACTCACTTGAGCCATTCAAATGATAATATACGTTATAACGTAATGCATCAATTAAATGATTCCAGTCATCTTTGTAGGTTTTAGAGCCTTTGTCAGCGTAGACGTGGTTATTAAATTCTTTAGCCAAGTTACTACTGTTTGGCTCTACTATAATCTCGTAATCTTGTAGGAACATTACACCAGCTGTTATGCTTCCTGCACCTTTTTTTACTCCAACTACATTACACTCTACTGATAATTCAGATATTAAACGAGGCTCTGCGCTATCTGCAATTATTAACTTCTTTGCACAATGCAATTTGTTTATATCGTTTATCTGCGTAGTTGTTAAGTTAGGTTTATAAAGTAATTCTTTAGCATATATTTTTTTTAAGTCTTTATCAATTGCAACCTCTACTAAGGTTGTAGGGTCTTGGCTAAATCCGTAATCTTGACCGAAAGAAGTTTGTAAATGATTAGGATTAAATTCTCCGTAACTCCATCTTTCAATAACAACTCCTTCAGCTTTGTTTAGCCAGCCTCCCAAAATTGCGTGAGTATAAACTAAAGGATTGTTTATCTTTATATCTTCTATTCGATTTAGATACGATTGCGATAGATTTTCGACATTGTCTAGGTATGTCGTATGTATGTAAGTAGTATCTTGTTTGGTTACATTAGATCCACTCTCTACACCTTTACTTTCAAAAAATCTTTTATAAATAAAGTGTTCTTTTGTTGATGGGTTTAAAATTAATATAACCCTATTATCTAAATCCTTTACTCTAATTGATAAGTCTATTTTATCAAATACATCTTCATTGTCTAGTTCTTCGGCCTCATCTAAAACCCACGTAGTAACACCAGCCAATGATTTAAGATTTGCTGTTTGCGTTCCGCTACTTGTCTTAATACCTTTAAACAGTATTTTAGAGCCAGTCTTTAAGTTTATTATTTCGTCTTTAGTAATATGAAAATCATGCCTTAAATCGCACGCATCAATTTTATCTATGAACTCCGGTATAATAGAAATATGAGCTGAGGTTAAAGTATATCTAGTAAACAATACAACGTGTCCAACCTCATAAGTCAATAGTAATAGAAATAAATTAACTGAATAAGATTTACCAGATCCACGACCACCACTTACAACAAAGTACCTACTATCTGAGCCTAAACTTTTATATTTATCCTTTATCGCTATCAAACTTAAATAAGTCTTTTATATCAAATTTAGTAACATTATGAGTGTTCTCTACTGTATCTTTAGGATTGCCTAGGTAGTAAGCTAAGAATAACTTACATGCGTTTAAATCGCCATTCTTTGCTGTTTTCTTTACTACGTTTATAATATCAATTACATCTTGCGGTGTGGATGCATCGATTAGAGCAGACTTAAAAGTGTTCTTTCTTTTATCTACTCCTTTAGCTTTTGTACTATTGCCACCGTTGTTTTTTCTTTTATCCTCCATAATCAATAGAAATCAATATTTGATTATTACTTAAATACTATCTTACATGCATCGTGGGCTCTTTTACACGCTTCTGCTAAGTTATAAAGCTCTAAAGCAACAAACCTGTGTTCGCAGTCTTTAAGTTGCTCTAAGTCGATTAATTCATCCTCGTAATTAAATAAAAAATCCATTGTTCTATATTTAATTTCGTCTGATGCGCAATCGCTAACAATCTCTGGTACAAATTCTATTTCATCAATCATTATCTTTTATATTTACTTCCTAACACTTTTATTTTCATCCAAGATAAATCACGATTAACTTTATTATAGTTTATATCTGTTATTTCTTGAATCTGTCTATACGAATGATTATAAGATAAATTTAAGATATCTTTTTCGTGTTTAGACAACTTATCTATCTTTTTTAATACGCATAAATCCTCATCACTATAACTAATTATATTGTCATTTGTTACTAATTCCTTATAATCTTCTATACTTATAGTGTTGTATATTCCTTTTTTTGAATCCTTAAACAAGTTGTATAGCACCACTTTAATAAATGAATCTGTAAGCTTACCTAAGTCTACACCGTAATCTAATATTCTTAGATACATGTTTTGTACTAATTCGTCTGCACTATCTTTATTGTGCGTAATTCTAAAGGCAATTGAGCGCCATAGTTTATCTTTTTTTGATAGTTCTTCTAACATATAAAGTATTTAATTTTACCAAAAATAAAACAATTAAATGTATAAAACAAACTATTTGTTATAAAATTAAACAATTTGTTTAAAAAAAATAAATATGTTAAAGTATGTTAAAGTTTATTGTTTATCTAAATAGTGTTTGTATCTTTGAACCATAATTAAAAACAAACAAACAAGATGTATACTTTAGACCAAATGACCAAAGCAAGAAACTTAGTAGGAACAGAGATAAACGAACTAGAATATATTGACCATATTGTAATTCAAGATTCTAAAACATATTTTCAAATCATTCATTTAGATGGTTCTGAAAAATTGATTGAGATTAAAGAATTATTAAAGTAAAAAATAAAAGGGGTGTAAAAACCCCTAATAAAAACAAACAATATGTTTAGAGATAAAATAGTTAAAACAGTAAAACTACCAACTGGTGTAATCTGCCACCAATATAAGAGCGGAAAAATAAAAGTAATAACACCTAAATAATGAAAGGAATTAAATTCGAGGAATCAAGCAAGTACAAAACAGATAACAAGTACTACCAATTAAGCGTTGCAAATGTTGTAGTACTAAAAATGGAACGCTCATGGTGGCGTTGGTTAATACAAATTATAGACGATAAAATAAACTAATATGAAGAAGATAGAGCCAGAACATTTTTACTTTATAACACTAATAATATTTTTCATTTACGTTGCTTACGGCGTAATTAAATACACTTTAAATGCATAGACACTCAGAAAGATTACAGAAATTAATAGACTTAGCGAAAACAATGGATCACACTTACTATTTTAACGAATTAACACTTCTCAAGGTAGATGTTGATATTAGCATACTAGAAGCAGAATGTGAAGAAATAAGAAGACAGTTATGCAAAATATAAGCAGCAAGCAATTTAAAAGACTTTTAGAACAGCAAGAGCCTGTAAAAGAAACAGGAAACTATTTGAGTTACGAAAGCGAAAATATGTCAATATACTACGATTATCAAAACGACGTTTTTGTTTACGAGTTAACGGATAAATTTACAGTTCAACAAACTAACATAATTAGAGAATATTTCAACAATTTTATATGAGCAAAAAAGTAGAGGTTTACCAAAAGATAGCGGAGTTTGAAACTCAGAAAGAAGCAAGGGAACTTGTAATGACCTTAAAAAGTTTGCAAGAAATTAAAGGAAATGGAGAGTTTAAAATATTTAAATTTTAACACTTTATACTTGCATAGTAACTATAAAATCAATAAATTTACAAAAACAAAAATATGTATGTAGTAACAGAAAAGTATAAGTATTTAGAAGCGTTAAGCATTGTTAATGATGCTTTTTATAGCGATGCAGTAAAAAAAAAGTATAAACTATTTATTGAGAATTATTTAAAAAACAAAAACTAATGAAAGAACAAAACATTGATTGCATGAAGTACCGTAAGTCTACACACCTAGCGGGAGTTGATGTAGAAATGATTACAGCAGAAAAAGGTAACTGCATATTAACAATAAAAGAAGCATATTACAATACAAGTGTAGATGTTAGCGGGAATAATACAGATGGCTATTTTTTAGAATTTGTAGAAGGTGTAAAGCCAATGGTGGCAAACTCTACAAACAGAAAAGTAATTGCATCAATTATTAAAATAAAAAACAAATGTACGGGTGCAGAAAGCCGAAACATTGGTAATTGGAAAGGTTTAAAAATTGATTTAATTTTTGACGCTGATGTAAAAATGATGGGTAAAAAAACAGGAGGAATTAGAATTTCGCCAATAAGTCCTATTTCTACTTTATCAGATAAAAATGCAAAGTTAATTTTAAATAATTCAAAAAACTTAAAAGAACTTGTTGGTAATTGGAATAAGTTAAGTTTAGAAGAAAAAAGTTTACCGACTGTAAATGCTTTAAAAGAATCGCTTAAAATCAGCCTTAAATAATGATAGCTTATAAAGAAATTAATCAAGGAACTATTGAATGGTTTGATTTAAAATGGGGTAAAATAGGAGGCACTTTGGCTAAAGGTTTACATATTAAAAGTGATACTTTATTCATTGATATTCTTAGTCAGCAAATAGAAGAATTTGAACCCTCTGATAGTTTTGAAAATGAACATACTCAAAGAGGTAAAGATTTAGAACCATTTGCAATAGAGTATTTAGAAAAGTATACAGGTTATAAGTTTGAATCTTTTGGATGGTTGCAAAGTGAAGACAATGATTTACTTGGTATTTCTCCAGATGGATTAACAGCCGATTTAAAAATTGCTTGTGAAACAAAATGTTTATCTAGAAAAAAGCATACACAAATACTTTTAGAAAATGAAATACCATTAGAATTTATACACCAACTTTGTCATTATTTTACTGTTAACCCAAAGTTAGAAAAACTATATTTTTGTGCCTTTAGACCAGAAAGTATAAATAGTTTTGTAAAAGAATTAACATTAGAAAGCATAGTAAATATAGGCACTAAAGCTAAGCCTCAAAAAATGACAATAGAAGCAGTAAAAGATTATTCTATTGAGTTTGCAGATGAGTTATTAATAAAAATTAGTGAAAATAAATCACAATTAAGTTTTTAAATATGGGATGTAGTAAGAAGAAATTTGAAGATATGCAAGAAGAAGAAGCTTATGAAAGACAAAAAGCAATCTTTCAAAATGGAAACGATGGATTGCATTATGATTTTGACTATAAAAAAAAGGATGCAATTGTAGAAAATTTAAAAAAAGAATTTGACATAAGAAGTAAGATTGGTATTAAAAAATATAACACTACCTTAGAGGAAAATAATAATGATGATTTTTTACAGCATTTAAAAGAAGAATTAATGGATGCGTGTTTATATATCACGAAATTACAAAGTAAAATTAATAAATTAAATAAATAGAAATTATGAGCGAATTAACGATTAACGGAAAAATTAAGTCTTTCACGAAAGTAGAAAGCGGAACTTCTAAAGCAGGTAAGGAATGGCAAAAACAATCCTTCATAGTTGCTAATGATGGCGGTTATGAAAGTAAAGAACAAATATTTTGTTTTGAAGTATTTGGAACTGAAAAAGTAGAAAATCTAACTAAGTTTCAAAAAGTAGGGGATGAGGTTACAGTACAATTCAACATAGGTACAAACGAGTATAACAACCCTACTAAAGGATTGCAATACTTTACCTCCCTAAGTGCTTGGAGAATTGAAAAACTAGCGACTGCACCTGTACAAGAATACGCACCTGTTACATCTGCGGAACTTGAAGAAGAACTTGATGATAATTTACCTTTTTAATTGTCAACTTTTGAAGAAATAAAAACG